GCACCAGAATCACTGGGATAGCACAAACCGTTTTATAATAAAGGATGAAATTAAAGTTTATCAAAACAGTACAGAGCTTGGCTCTTCATGTTTACAATAAAATCAATTACAATCAATCTCATAATTTGGAATTTACTATACTTCTTAAATGAGTGGATAATTATGTCGAATTATTTTATAACCGTTTAAAAACAAATGGTAAAATATGAACGCTTTCACGTTATAAATCCCTATATTCATGATTTAAAGGATATATATTTAAAACTGATAATTATCAATCATTATTGAATCCTTTCATAAAAACAAATAAACAAGGTGTACCATGCGAATTAATACCATTAATGGAATTAACAAAACATAACACATTTTGATTAAGAGTTATTATGACTGTTCTACGTATTTTCGAATCAATTGAATTAAAGCCTGAATTTGATGAACAATCAATTATATCTGGTTATAATGGTAAACCATTAGATCAAATATTAATTAATTTTAAATCATTTTTGGTTCTTTGAATCAAAAGATATGGAAAAAGTATTAAGTATAATTTAAACTTACCTAATTTTGAATCCTGCAATATTTCTTACAGATTTAAAAGTGGACCACATGGACCATCTATTCTTACTATGCATTTAGATGCACTTGCTTTATTACCTCAAGAATATTTTATATATTTTAGCAACTATTGTGATATCACAAAGTCTGGTAAAATTGTTAAAATGTTTCAAGAAACAATAAAACAGTGTAACATAAACGTTGGTAATCAATTTTTATTGAAAACCGGTAAAATTAGTGTTTCTGCGGAGCCTGCTGGCAAATCTAGAATGTTTGCTATAGCGAATTCTTGGATTCAATCTGTTCTTAAACCATTTCATGATCAACTAATGTTAACTTTGAAATTATTTAAAACAGATGGTACTTATGATCAAATTGGACAATTTAATAGATTGTTAAAACTTTCTAAAGGTCGAATGACCTATTGTTTTGATTTGTCAAAAGCTACCGATCGATATCCAATTGTTTTACAACAAGTTGTACTTGAAGTAATAGTTAAT